CTTACAATTTCTCCTAAAATTTCTCTTTTTAATTGTTCCACTCTTTCTTGGCTCATCAATTTATTATCCACCATATGACCCGTTTCATGTCTTACTTGTTTTTTATTTGCACCTTTTGCAATATACATTACATCATTATTATAGTCATATTGGCTCGTTCCTTCTTGTCCTATTTCAACAATTGTACTTTTCAATGCCCTTTTCACTTTTTCAGGCATTTCAGCAAATGTTTCTTTGACTATTTCAATTTCTCTTTCAACTTCTTTTTCACTTACATTTTTATGGATACGAATATTATAAACTTCATTGTTTTGCTCTCGTTTTTTCCCTTTAAAGGTATTTTGTTTTTCACTATTATTATACTGCATATTACTAGAATTGTCAAAATTTCCAACTTTTCTTTCTGAAAATACTGGCAGCCATGTACATCTGCAACGTGGATGCAGGGGATTATCTGGTGCTTTGTCAATATCAAACACTTGTCCATGTAAAGCCCTACAGCCATCACAAGTTTTTAAATCCAGTGAAGCGTGCCACGCTACTTTACTTGCACCTGCTCCTCTGTAAGTATTTTTTGTACTTGTATTATAAGCAAACCCTAATTCTGTAATGGCTATCATTTCTGCCCTCACAGGATTTTTAATTTTATTTTCTATTTTCTTTTTTTGCTCTTTCCAGCTTTCTCCTTGCTCATATCCTTTCGCCAATATCTTTCTTATTTCCTCTATTGTTGTTTGTTTCATTTTAGATACTCTCAAAAGGGCATTGTTTAATAATTCCTCTTGTATGTCCTCTTTTTCTATTCCAATGCCGTTTTCTGGTGGCAATATATCGTCTTGTAATACTTGCTCTACTACATTTTGTGCTCTTTTTTCTCCTATATCATAAGCCTTTTTGATATAGTGGATATAAAAATCCTTGTCTTGTTTCTGCCATGCTTTTTTGATGTTATTTTCTATATTTTCCTCTGTACTCTCTTTGATTTCTTCCCAAATTCCATTAAAAAAAGACTCCCACTTTTTCGTAAATTCATGAGAAAGTCTTTCTATTTCTTCAAAATCTTTTTCGTGTTCATCTGTAAGTGCTTCTTGTTCAGAAATAATATTCTTTTTTTTTATTTCTTTTTGTTGTTGCATTTCTTTTTCTGATGGAATTTCTTGTTTTTGCTGCTTTTCTTTTTCTATTTTATTTTGTTGTATTCCATTTTCTTCTAATATTTTTTGATACATTACACTAGGGTCTTCTATATCAAAATCATCTGCCACAAGCTGTATCGCTTTTTCATGACTAATAAGCTGTTTTCCTCCGCCTTTTGCTAGTGCATTTTGTATGCTTTCTACTCTTTCTGCGGTACTTTCTTCTGTTTTTCTGCTCCACACAATGTCATAGTAAATATTTTCTGGGTTAATTCCTTGTAATAAAAGCTGTAAATCTATTATCGCTCTATATCCAGAATAAATACTGTTATCCCCATATTCCAGCCTGTCAGTAATATTTTCTAATGTCTGCAAATAGTGAGGATACTGCACTTTTAATACATCTCTGTTAATACCTTGTCCCCCTGTAATAATTGCCTTTGGTACTAACAAATTTATCCATAACATATTTTCTATCATTTCTACATCTTTTATTTCGTCAAGATTTGCTTCATCATGTAATGCACTTACCTCTACATTACCTATGTAATCTGTTAACATATGGGCATTTGCAGTAGGAATTCCGTTTTCATCTACCATAGCATTTGCCCTTTTGTAGTCTTCTATTTCTGCAATATCTGTTGTTTCTAGTTTATGGGAACGCTTACTAACAGAACGATATATTCTTCTGTAAGCTAATGCTTCTTCCATTTTTGAAAGTATTTTATAGCACTTTCTTGCTACTGCATATTGACTTGTGCCATAAATTTTAGTTTCATCACATAACCATCGAATATGGTTTATTTGATAAAGTGCAAAATCTTTTCTGCTTGCTTCTGGTGCACTTTCTCCAGCCATTTGGTATATTTGTGAAGTATCTATTTGAGAAAATGCTTTTTTGTTGTCTATAAAATTACCATATTCATCAACATTTCTTTTCATTGTTAATGCAGGTGCTCTTTTGATTTCTGTAATCAAACCGCTTTTTTTGTCTACTATCACATTTAAAAATAAATCTCCCTCTCTCAACAATGCTCTTGCGTGTTCTGTACAAAGGATATGTAATCTCGTTCTTTCTAAAAAATCATCTACTATTTTTTGCACCTTTTCGCTTTCTGTAGAAATCTCTGTTGTTTGTTTTAATTGTTTTTGTTTTCTCTTTTTATCTTTTGTAGAAGCATTTACAATAATACTAAAACCGCCTTTTGTAGCATCTTCTGCTATTAAAGCATTTGCTCTTTGAAAGCGTATATCTCCATTTTCCCCACACAATTCGTTCACTTCTTTTATAATGTGGTATCTGTCTTGTGCAATGCGAAATAATTCCGTTTCATATTGTGTAGGTACTTCTACAAAACTGATACTTTGCTTGTTGTCTTTCTTTTTAAATTTTGCTAAAAAGTTTTCTAACATTTTGTTTTTTATTTTCGTTATACTCACCTCCCTTTTTGGTGACAAAGTCCCCAAAGCCTTATTCTATTTCGGCATTTGTTCCTCCTGCAAAATTCAAAAGTACCCACTCTGCGGTATTAAAGTGTTTTACATTAATGTTTTGTAAAAATACATCAATGTTGTTTGCACTTTCATCAAATGTAATAGTATAATCCTCTATTTTAGCACTGTCTAATTCATTCACTGGTTGTTTTAACTGGTCAAAAAATGTCCTAATTCTAACTTCTGCATCTCTTTTCATTTTTGTTGTCATTGCTTTTCCTTGCCACTTTGCAGCCACAAAAAACAATGTATTTTCTATCCAGCTATTCAACCTTCTTTTATTGACTTTTCTATTTTCATTATCTGTTATAATTTCTCCAGAAACATCTTTTATTGCTAGTGTATAATCATTTCCCATTCTCCAACCCAAATTACCTTGTCCTGTTTCAGAAGGCTTTAATGTAAAACAAGCAATTTGATTTTGATATAATAATCCTAATTGGTCGAAATCAAATAATTCATCGCTTCCGCTTATCCATGTACATTCTACAGCAAGCCCACTATTTTCTACATTTCCTGTAGCGTGTACGATTGCAGACAAACACGCTCCACTGATTTCAGCACCAGTATTTGCTTTATAATTTCCTATTACCATTTGACAAAAATCAGTATCATATGTTTTTCTATATGCTATGACTTCTTCTCCTGTCTGCCCAAATTTCAAATTATTTGTGCCACAGTATGTCATATTGTTATATTTTTCTCCAAAAGCATACAATGCTTTGTCTGCTGCCTCATTGCTAAAGCCAATATAACTAATATCTGTTACTTGCTTTCCTGCTAATTCCAGTAACTTCAATCCTGTTCTTTCTCCTGTACCACTGTCAAATGTACCAATATATTCTGTTGCTGTTATTGCTGCGCCATTAGAGCCTCCAGAAAGTTGTGTCTGTTCTATCACAGAAGGCTTTTTTTCTTGTGCTGTTTCTGCTGTACTTTCTAAATCCTTCAACACAAAATGATAACTTTTTTCATTGACTACTTTTACAGCATAATTTTCACTTTGTTCGTCCATTGTCAGCCCTTTGTATGTTTCATATCCATCTAAATCAGAATATAATTTCAATGTAAACGTTTCTTCTTTTTCTGCAATGACTTCTGCTGTAAATATATTGGCATATTCTCCCGGATATTTTGCACTGACTTTCAATGTAGGTACTGGTGTTTGCTGACTATCTGTTAATGTCAAACTTGCTGTAGCATATCCTGCCCCCAATATCCTTACAAATACTGCTTTTTTTGCCCTTGCCATATGTAAATGTGTTAAAAGCTGATTTCCTTTACAGCCTTTGTCACTCATTTCTCCCAATACGGGACGCAATATTTCTGTCATTCTTTTGGTAGGCGTTTCACCGCAATAAATGTATTCATTGATTGGCCCTCTGTCAAATTCTCCTACAAATCCTAATACAAAGTCAGGCATAGTAATATCATTTGATTGTGGTACTGGCATTTCATTTACATAAATATCAGGAGGCATTGTTCTAATGTCTCCTGTAAATCCTCTTAATATTGGCATTTGTAAACCTCCTTTAAAATACTTTTAAAATATTTTTAAATATCTTTTAAATACTTTTTTAAAATTCTGTTTGTAGATAACAAAACAAAGTTTTTGTTCAAGCTTTTTTCAAAAAGCTTGTGGAGTTTGAGGCAAAGCCTCAAGGTTTTAAGGTTTTTATGCTTACAAGCGTGTTTTTGAAGGGGTTTGGGGAAACTTTTCACAAGTGAAAAAAGGTTCCCCAAAGGTTTCAGATTTTTATTAAATCCA